TGAGTGTTGAGGACAAAACAAACCCAAACCATACGGGCGGGGAACTTACCGAAGGCAACTAGCAGAAATGCTGGTGTCAGTAGGGTGGTGGCCGCCGCAAATTACCTTTGACCACAGAGACTTGGTAACAGTCATTAGTGTTATCAATACCAGAAACAAAGGCAAAAAGTAACTATGGAAGCATCAGTCAAAATCTTTGGCATTCAGCAAACACTGAAAGACCTGAACGATTTTGACAAAACATATCGCAAACAGGTAACTAAAGACATTAAACAGGCTGGCAATGCGATTGTGGCCGATGCTCGAAGCGCGGTGCAAAAGTTTGAAAACTCTGCTGGCAACGGTGCGCCATTGTCCGGGATGTACAAGTATTCATTGATTAAAGGCAGATCAATTTTTTGGAGTACCAGCGCGGTGCAAAAAGGCTTTATAACTAAAGTTGGCAAGCGTGGCACTAAAGCCAAAACTGTGATGTTCAAAGATTCATTTGACGCAGAAAACAATCCGCGTGAATCACACATGGTTTCGTTTAAGGCAACACCATACGAACTTATGTCAATGCAACAAAAAGATGTTGCGGGCGCAATCTTTGATCATGCTGGTAAAAACAAAACGACAAAATTTACTGACACATTAAATCGCGAGGAAGGCCCAGCGCCCCGCGTACTTGAAAAGGCCGTTAACAAGAATCGTGAAAATGTTGTAAACGAAGTTGAAAAAATTGTTGACAAGGTAATGAAAACTTTGAACAAAAAAATGGTGGTTGAACATGGCAATTAGCATCCCAATTATTTCGTCACTCGACACAAAAGGATTTGACAAAGCACAAAAAGAATTTGCGTCACTTGATGGCGCGGGCGCAAAAACTGGCTACGCACTTAACAAGGCGTTAGTGCCAGCGGTTGCAATTGTTGGCGGTTTGGCAGCAGGTCTGGGTTTCGCAGCGAAGGCAGCGGCCGAAGATCAGAAAGCACAAGAACTATTGGCTCAACAGTTACGCACTTCGGCAATGGCTACTGATGATGTGATTGCGAGCAATGAGCAATTCATTAGCAGTATGTCAAAGGCGTTTTCTGTAGCCGATGACGATTTGAGGCCTGCGATGGCGAGCCTGGTTCGTTCGACTGGTTCGGTAGAGGTCGCACAAGGTTTGATGACTACTGCACTTGACATAGCGGCGGCTACTGGCAAGGATTTGGAAACGGTCACACTGGCGTTAGGTAAAGCGGCTAATGGTCAGACTGCGGCGTTAACAAAACTTGACCCATCGTTAAAAGGTGTGATTGATTCAAGTAGCAGTCTTGATGACATCACTAACGCGCTAGCGGTTTCGTTTGGTGGCGCGGCCAGCACAGCAGCGAATTCGTTTGAAGGTCGTATGAAAGGCATGACAATTGCGCTTGATGAAACTAAAGAATCAATCGGTGCTGCACTACTGCCAGCGCTACTTGGATTATTAAACATCCTAAAACCTGTTGCTGATTGGGCACAAGAAAACACACAAATGTTTTTGATATTTATTGGCGTGATCGGCACACTTGCAACAGCGGTGATTGCTGCCAATGTTGCAATGAAAATTTATCAAGCCACACTGGTACTCACAAAAATTGCAACGGTCGCATTGAACGCAGTAACCAGCGCAAACCCTTATGTTCTTGTCGCGGCCGCTGTCATTGCGTTGACTGCTGCAATGGTTTATTTAGAAGTTAAATTTCAGGCAATGTCACGCGCATTCGACATGTTTGGTAATTCAATAATAGTTGTGACAGGGCCGCTAGGTGTGCTGATTGGCATGTTTAGAAAACTTGTTGACCTAAAAGATTCGTTTGGCAGTTTTGATATAGGCAATATAAACATTCCAGGTTTCGCTAATGGTGGAATTGTTACAGGGCCAACTTTGGCAATGGTGGGTGAAAAAGGCCCAGAGGCAATTATTCCGTTATCACAACTTGGCAGCATGAATGGTGGCGGTGTAACAGTAAATGTCACTGGCGGTCTTGCTACCAGCGCCGAGATTGGGCAGGCAGTAGTTAACGCAATTCGCGCTTACAATCGTTCAGCAGGGCCAGCACAAATTCAGGTTGCATAATGGCGGGCACAGCAGTAGTTCAATCTGGTAATTACGAATTAGAAATTGATACAGGATTTCTGCAGGATGCGTTCACACTTGATTCAGCAACTATGGCTGTGCTGGACAATACTCAGTTTGTGCTTAACGGCACAACTAACTTTGCCAGCGTTTTAGATGGGTGCGACAATGTAACAATCAAACGCGGTCGGCAAGACATTGGCGATCAATTCAGTGCAGGCACAATGGCATTCACGATGCTTGACACAACAGGCGTTTTCAACCCATTCAACGAGGATTCACCATATTGGGATGCAACCACTGAACAGCCGGGTTTAGCGCCGATGAGAAAAATACGCTTTGCCCGCTACGACACAAACAATGTCAAACAATATCTGTTCAAAGGTTTTGTTGTTAATTACGATTACAACTTTGCGTTGGGCGGTATTGACACGGTCACGGTTTATTGTGCGGATGATTTTTATTTATTGTCACAAACTTACATGGCCGAATTCAATGTCAGCGAACAATTGTCCAGCGCTCGAATCACAGCAGTTCTTAACCTTCCAGAAGTTGACTTCCCAATTGCTCAACGCGCAATTAGTACAGGCACACAAACACTTGGCGGTTCAGCAGCGTTTACGGTTGACAATGGCACATCGGTTCAGGCGTATTTGGCAGCAATCAACCAGGCCGAGCAAGGCCGACTGTTCATGTCACGAACGGGTAATTTGACATTCCAGCCGCGTATCGGCAACACGCTTAGCAGTTCAGTAGCAGACTTTCACGATGACGGCACAAACATCCCTTATAGCGGGGTGGGCATTTCGTTTCAAGCCGATCAGGTATGCAATCGCGCATCAGTGACCATTCGAGGCAGTAACAATCCACAGGTGGCCGATGACGCTGCCAGCCAAACTTTGTATTTTATTCAAACCCAGTCCATCACTGAGAGCCTGCTACACGACAACACAGCCGCGCTAAGCCTTGCTAACTACCTATTAGAACCTGAACCAATAGCGCGGTACACATCTGTTGAAACAGCGTTTATGAGCCTTACAGGACTACAGCGCGACCAGGTGGCAATCATTGACATTGGGCAGACAATCACAATTGAACACACATTCACGACTGGTGCAACTACCAGCGAATTAGCGCAAGAACTAGCAATTGAAGGTGTCGAACATTCAATCAGCCTGTCTCAAGGTCATTCAATTGCGTTGTTCACTTCACCAACGGTCATTGTTTACGAATTTATATTAGATGACGCGATATACGGCATACTCAACGCAGGCAATGTTCTAGGGTAATCTAAGGAGAAATATGTCAATACAAACATTTACACCAGCGCAGGTTTTAACAGCAGCGCAAATGAACACTTTGCAAGCCAACGACTACAACCAGACGGTCAGCACCAAGACTGCTAGTTACACATTGGTTGCTGCCGACAAGGGCACGCGTGTTGTGATGAATGTCGCATCAGGAAACACTGTCACCGTAAACACATCGTTGTTTAGCGCTGGCGATACTTTGATCATTCAAAACATTGGTGCAGGTGTCACGACTGTTACTGCCGGCACTGCGACCGTGTCAAGTGCTGGGCCTTTAACAATTGCACAGTATGGTTCTGGCACATTGTATTTTACGAGCGCTGGCGTTTCGCTATGGTTTCCAAGTGCAGGCCCTACAGCGACTAGCGGTCTCACTTTTATTACAAGCGGGACAATTACAACATCGGCAACAGTACAAATAAACAATGTGTTTAGTTCAACTTATGACAATTATTTGATGCTTATAAATTACACGGCCGGCGACGGCACAGGACAATTTTTACAATTAGGAACATCAGGTTCGCCTGATACAGGAAGTAATTACAACTGGAATATGAACCAAAATAACTCTTATGGTGGCGGTGCGACAGTTTTAACAAGTACTTTGTCAACAAATAAATGGACTTACACAGGCAAAGTATCCACAGGCGGCGGTAACACAGCATTAAATATTTTTAGCCCTAACCTTGCGGCAAAAACATCATTTAGCAATATTGGCAGTTGTTTGAGTTCTATTGAGATATCTAATTGGTGGTCTGGTGGTGCGTTAAATACAACAACACAATACACAGACATCACAATTACTACTTCAAGCAGCACTACAAGTTTTACATACAAAATTTATGGCTACTCAAACAGTTAAGGACTATATGACTACCCCACAAATTACAATTCACGACGCGACAACTGGCGAAACAATCACGCGCGATTTTAACGAAACAGAACTAGCACAACTAGAAACAGATCAAGCACAAGCAAAAAAAGAAGCCACAGCAAAAGCAAAAACAGAAAAAGCCAAAGCAGACACACGCCAAACAATACTCGACAGGCTCGGAATTACTGACAATGAATTTGAAACGCTTATTAATTAGTTTTGCTTGTATTTTATTGTCAGCGTGTTCGTTTAGCAAAACCAATAACACAACAATTTACAGAATTAAAAACACAACTATAGAAAGGCCATGCCAAAATGTCACTGCGGACAGGTGCGAAATTAGAAAATGAAGCTTTACACGCTCGACTAGTTTTTATAGTTGGCGTAACAATGGCAATTACATTTGCAATCATGGTGGTTGGTTTGTTGTTTGGCATGTTGTTTGTAAATATGCCTGCAGAATTGTCACCGCTTGACGGCAGCATTGTTGACCTGTTGAGCACAATCAGCGTGTTTCTCACGGGCGCGCTATCGGGTTTGGTCGCGTCAAACGGTATAAAGAAAACTCCAAAAAGCGAAACCGAATGAAACCGTACACAGTTAATGCCGCGCCGGTCGTAGCCAAACCGTTGGCTGGCATGGACATATGGGTGTCGCGCGCTGTTTATCATTCCGATAAATCGTTGTGGAATAACGGCACTTGGGTTGTGCGCGATGTGCGAGGCAAACCTGGAATTGTGTCTAATCATGCAAAAGGCGTTGCCTGCGACATTTCTTATCGTTGGATATCTGCAACCAGTAAAGGTAGGCAAGACGGCCGCAAGGTGTCGCTTGCGTACATAAACAAATTATTAGAAAACGCTGACACGCTTGGCATTGAACTTGTCATTGATTACGCGCTTAACCGATCGTGGAAATGTGATCGCGCTACCTGGAAAGGTGGCACATTTGAGCCAGGTGATTGGTGGCATGTTGAAGTAAACCCAGTGATCTGCAATAGTCCAGAACTTGCAAAACAAGCTTGGGATAAGGTGTTTGGGCTAATACCTGCGGTAATCAAAAAACCCGTGTAAGGTGTTCTTGACCGAGAAAGTCGAGGGCACTCATGCACTTCATCATCAAATTAACTATCGCATTTGCGTTATCTGCAATCGGGGTAGGTGTCAGCCAGATACCACAACCGCTACCAGACATGTCAACTACCACGCCAACAGACAAGCCATACGAGGCGTTAGGCGGTTTTGGGCAGGCTATGGCCGACATATACAGATATGTGCCACCAGTGACTACTACAACGCCACCAGCGCCTGTATACAGGCATGGTGACTGCTCATGGCTACCAGCGCTGGCGCTCAAAGCAGGTTGGCAACCTGATCAAATTGGCAAACTTACACAAATCGCTTTACGCGAAAGCGGCTGTTGTATTCGACGCGGGGGCGAAACAGTGGACAAGGATTGCAAAATCACAGGCCACGACGGTTCAAATCATTTGAGTGATACATCAATCCTTCAAATAAATGGTTTGAATTTTGACATTAAACGCAATCCGACAGCAATAATTTGTTTACAAATGAAAATATGCACACAAGAACCATTACTTGACCCATTCACTAATCTAAAAGCAGGCAAACTGTTATTTGATTATTGGCAAAAGGCTGCAGGTGACGGTTGGATACCTTGGGATATGTGCAACAGAACTAAGACCTGCAAATGACCGTTGAGGATTTTGCGTGGGCAATGGTTGCATGCGGTCTTACTCTGCGACTACTGTCCTTTATCATGTTCAAAATATAAACCCAAACAGAAAAGAGAAAGCAATGACCGAGAACGAATACAACGAAACATTTGACATGCAAATGGAAAAAGAACACCAAGAAACATTTAGGCGC